TCAATCGAAGAAACCGCATTACAGTAAACTAAACCTCCAACCTCTCTACCAACATAGCCAGAGTCTCCAGGCTTTGCGGTGGTAATGGGGTCTCTCGATAAAGTCGCTAAGGTGTCTCCTCTAACAGCAGAGACATCTGCATTATGAGTTGTTTTGTCAGTAATATTACCTGTGTAACCCATGGCGGTATCTTCATAGGCTTCTAGATTAAATACATCCGCAGCCGCAAGAAAATCTTGCCTACCTCCTGCTGTGTTTTGAACGATAAATCCGTATGAAATCCTGGAATTCCTTTCTCTATTTGTAGTAAAGTTAGCAGCTTGAGTAAATCCTCGCAAGAAAGGTCCTGTGAATATTGCAGAGCAGTCACCACCATCGCTTAGGCGAATTCCAGCACCTAAAGCGCGAGTATCCCTAATAGTTTCAGTAAGATCAATGGAGGAGACCTGGTTCATATAATTATGGCTTCCTAATAAAGGTTCAGAACCTCCGATGTACCCATGGGATCCTTTCGCAACGGTAACCCCATTTCCGAATCCTGTATAAACCTTTGCGAAACCTCTGTTTATAATCTCTAAAGCACCATTACCCTCAATTTTAATATTGTTTAACTTTAAATTACCTAAGGAACCAGAGACAGCTACTTCGATTAAAGTAGGTGTTCGAATAACATTAGGGAGAGCGTCTAACGCTTCTTGTAAATTAGTAAAGACGTTTCTATTGGTTGAGTCAGCAACGCTAGACACTACCAAAGGCATTCCATTTAAAGAAGAAGTGGCATAGCCAGTGGCTTTCTCCCATAATCCGTAGGTGCGTTCTTCTAAATCATAAAGTGGTTGATTGTCTTGTTCCCAGTTATAAAAAGACTGGCTATCAAATTTTGTCACGAAGGGGTTGAAATAATTGTATATTTCTGTTCCTGCACTAGCTGTGTAAAGGTCTGTTGGATTAAAGGGCATAATTTAAAAAGTGATTGTCCACTTAAATAATAAAGAAAAGGTGCTGGTCTTAGTTAAACCAGTAAAAGGCCTATATGCGACTAATATAGGACTAGGAGTATTTAGTCCTCTCGGGTTACGCATGAACAATCCTACCTCATCAATTTCAGTGCTTAATCCATTGGCTGTGTTCCTGTCCAAGATTAAATTAAAGCGAACTGTAGTGGGTCGAACTTTTTGTATATTAGAATATGGGATTCGAACAAACGCTTTAGTAGAAGAAGTCTTTACTCCATTCTCTATAGGTTCAAGATTTTCAATTAAACTTTCAGAGCCAGCACTTTCATAATTAGCTTCTGAAATAGGAGTGGTTAGTTTGAAAGTCCAGTAACCATAAGTTCCCGCAGCGGTGCTCCCACCAGTTCCAACTTGAAAATTTAAAACTTGAAAATCTCTTATATTGGATGCACCCGAACCTGCGAAAAGGTGAGCTAACCCTACACCCATGCCAGAGACAATTACATTTTGCTCATCAAAATGAACTTCTTCTGATCCATCTTCATATACTTTTATTACTTGTAGGTGTCCTACTGGTTTTAATTTACTCATATTATTCGTCTTCCTCGTCTTGAATTGTAAATGTTGAAAAGGGTGCGCTTGTTGGATCTGACCTTGTGAAAATAAACGAACCTAAGCCACTTTGCATAGCTGCGTATATCCTAGTTAAGTTCCAATAATGCACACTATTATCTAGTGTTCCCGTCACGCCAGCCTCAGTTACAGCTTGTTTAACGAATTGTTTTAATATATATTTTCCGACCAAGCCATCAGCGTTGGCAGCGGGATCCTCTGTATCACGAAAAGCTTTCCAAGCCTCTGGAATATAATCCTCTAACTCGTACTTATCTACTGAGGCAAAACTTAACGATTGAGTATGATACAACTCTTCTAAAAATCTTCCATAACCATCATCTTCTTGAAACTCATCTTGTGCTTCTATACTAACTCCATTTCCTGAAGGCCTTAGAATTTTCCAAATACCGCCACTAGCATCAGGGATTTTATCGTATAGAACAGTGCCTGTATGATTATTTGCTATTAATGCTTGCTGGACAGTATAACCATAAGCGTTACTACTATTTCCTAAATACCCCTCAAACCAGGTAGGCTTAAGCCTAACTGACAGGGTTCTTCTAATTCTTCTGGGAACGAGAGGATCTCCTTGAACAGGGGTGTCATCGTTATTTGAGGTTGTATCGGATCCAAAAGTAGCTCCTTCATTTTTGTTTAATAGTTTTACCCTATTATCAGTATCTCTACCTGCCCAGCCAGAATAAGATCCCCACTTTCTACTTGAACCAGTAGAGTTACCTAGGGGAAAGAAAATCTCACCATACGAAAACTGCCTTCCATGATTAGAAGCATCTACAGCCCCAGTTAAAACAGGATAAAATGATTTAGAGTCACTAGGAACTTGAGTATCTTGTACCGCATCCACGCCCCCTCCTATGTGAACCACAGTAGCTAAGAGATCCACTAGGTCAACCATGGCCTCTGTTGATTGTCCTGATACGACTGGAGATGCTGATCCCCCATATACAATCATTGGAACCAACACACCTGTATCATATAAAGAACCTTTAAACTGGTTAGCTGTATCATTTTCGCCCCCTCTTCTTACCGCAGAAGGGCTAAGAGAACTAGCATAATGGTCTAAGTTTAACAAATTGTCATATGTCGGACCTAAGCCACCAGACCCATTTGAAGCGAAGGGCTGCGATACACTAGCCGAAGTCCCTAAACCTACAGTGCCCGAACAGAAATTCGCTCTTCTCGTTAAGTCCGTGCTTACAGATCCATTATCTGAGGTTACTATGAATATGGTTCTAGACCTTCTATCATGATCTAAGCCTTCCATAAAGGAACTTAAAGAGGAATCAAAATTTTCCATCTGTGCATTAACATTAATCCAAGTTGCCGAAGCACTGTCCGATGATCCAGACAGAGCGGCTACTTGCTGGTGATGATTATCATAATAAGGATTATGTACAAGCGAAGATGGAGGATATGTATAGGGCGTATGCGGAGCATGTGTTGTAACATACATAAAGAAAGGTTCGGGACAATTCTCAGTATCATTAAAATGCGAACTTGCCTCTGCCAATAAGAAATTAGTCGCAAAAGAACTTGCGGCTCCTTGAGCATAAGGTTCTCCTGATGCAGTCTGAGTTACAGAGAGGTATCCTGAATCGGAAACTGTCAAGACTTGGTTTAAACCCTTAGTGTTAGTTCCAGATAATGCAAAGTAATTAACATAACCCATCCCATTGCCATTATTTCCATTACCAAAATGAGGCCACCCTGGTTGGTCTGCACCAGGAGCTAAATTTTTCCAAGTATAACTTGAAGTTTCAAATCCTGGTCTTGGCCCAGTATTTAAATTACCCCAAGTGGCAACGTAATGATCCCACTTCCCAACACTAGAAACATGACCCCAAGATTCACCATACTTTTTCCCAGGACCATCTTCTATGACATCCTGTTCTCCTCCCGTAAACTCGGTAGATGTAAATTGTCCAAATTGGAACATAGCATTAGTAGCTTCTGAGTTAAGGTGTGCTGGGTAGTAAACAATCGGAGTATCTCCATCTACACTGGCTCTTTCTTGTTTTAAATATATTAAATACCTTCTGTTTGGATCTCCTCCTTGAGCGATTGGATGATTAGTTCTAAGAGCCCTTAGCCTATGCCCCAGCGAGTGGTTTCCAAACAACTGGTCACTTCCCCCCACGATCTCATCAAAAATCCACTCTAGGCTCGCACAAGCTTTATACCCTTTATGCTCAAATAAGGACCACCCATATGTATTTGACCACCCACCTTGTCCTCCTGGACCTGCCATATTGAACATGGGGGTGGCATACGCATTAAATGCCCATCTAATTACCGACATAAGCTTCCAAGCAATCCACTCCGCCGTATTATTAACATAAGGAAGTTGATTAATTTCTTGTTGTACCCTCTGTCTTTCATACGGGATAACCACTTGATCACAATCGGGATCATAGCCGTTTTTCCACTGCTGCCCTTCGGAAAGAGTCCCAGGTGCTCCAGGAGCATCTTTATAAGCAATACGGGTATGAGGGGTAAACTGACCAGGCCAGTCAGCACCAAATTCGTCATACGCCTGTTCATAGGCTGCATCAAGATCAGTAAATCTAAATACTAACGATAAGTTATCAGGATCATTACCCTCACTAATAAGCTGTGTTCCATCAGGCTTAACATGAACTGTAGGGGGTAAATTCATTTTCTTTAAGCCAGTTATTTTTATGCCAGAGCCATCCAATAAATTCAGTATTCCATTTAGATCATTAGAAGCTTGCCCAAAAGTATTTTCTTTAACCAACAGGGTGGCTTTTGATGCTCCTGCCTGTAGCACATCATTCTCTTCTGAATAAATAACTTCATCTTCCCAGTTGGCTAAGTGCCATTTGCCAAAGAACGAGGAGTGATAACCGATCTCTTTAAGATATTCAGCAAACACCTTTTGTTTTGCTATAGTATTTGGTTGGTTGAAAGCATCCCTCACAGCATCACTTAATACAGCATAATCACCATTTAAATACGCCTGGGTTCCATCGTCGTTCAAAACATTATTACTGTACTGCTGAAATGGGTACTCAACATTAAATGCAGCTAAACCACTTCTTGTTGAGCGAAGGGTCTTCTTAGCTTGTTGTCCGATTGTGCCATCACCTGTAACTTTTCCGTACCCAGGCCCCCAAACAGGGGGAAGAAGATTACCATTTTCGTCTTGTCCTGTGTGCTTGCAGCTAAAATTATATTTTCCAGCCATGATAGTTGATCGTGTAGGACTACACATGGGCATTGCCCTAGTATTATAAAACAATAATCCCGAAGACGCTAAAGCACTTAAGGTTGGAGTATGTGGGTAAATCCCGCAACCATCAGGGCTTTCTAATTGGCTGAAAGGGTTAGCGTTTGGATAACCAGCACTAGATAAATCAAAAGCATTTTTGCTGTCATACAAGCCAAGATAATCAAACCCAACATCATCGAGCATAATAAATACAACATTATACTTCTCGTCAGAGTTAGGAGGACCTCCACCCTCACCTCCTGCAACTAAAGCTTCAGAATCTTTATTTTCGTCAACAAACTTAATTTGCCAATCAACAACTAAAGAAAATTCACTACTTTTAGTGATAGCCTCATCGCTAGGGAATTGCTTATAAGCCAAGAGGAGGGACTTATCAGTGCCTCTCTCCCCACTGGGATTTTTAGAAAATAATCCAAACTCAGAGATGGTATATCCATTCCCCATACTCTCTGGTAATTCAATTCTAAAGTGAACAACATTATCAATAACCTTACTGCTGTAATGGTTTGATAAAGAAACAAAAGACTCCTTCGAAACACGCTCTTCAATAGAAGGAGAAAAATTTGTAGCATGTAACTTTTTTAAATTATGGGTAGTAACTAATCTTTCAGCATTATCCCCATATTGATTTTCAGAAAACGGTGAGTCTAAATTAGAAATAAATCTATTGTTAAAGGAGTCTTGATCGGTCGTTAAGTGCCCTCCACCAACTTGAAAATATCCAATAATATGGTCTGAAATATTTGACGATCCGTTATCGGAGAATATATTTGCAACACTGACTCCTAATGAGTCTGTTAAGATATTGTGATCCTTACAGACAGTTTCCTTCCTACCATCTGCATATACTTTACTAATTTCTACAAAACCTTTCATATAAATCTAATCCTCCACACAAGCGTTAGGTCTCCATAAGCAAAACAGCCTGGATGACCTGAATAATCTTTGATTGCTGCTAGGTTCTTCGTAAAGTTCTTTTCAGCAAACAACTTATATACTAATCTATTATAGCCAGAGCTAAATTTTAAGGGGAAGGTAGGAGGTATTTTTGGTAACCCATGAGGGTCTCTATCAGAAAGCGTTTTTTCTAAATCAATTGTCCATAAACCACATTTAAAAATTCCTCCATACATATTAGCTAACCCTAAATCTCCAGAGGAAATAGTGCAGAGATACATAATCTCTCCTGTGGACGAGAAATCACTATTCGCAGATACAATCAAGCCAGACGCTGGATCTGCTCCCTCGCTGCCTGTAAGTGGCGCAGAAATAGAGCTTGGGTATATAGGGAAATCCCCTGTTGTAGAGGATGGGGAGTAAGCTCGAATAAACCCATTCTCATCCATTGACCGTATGGCCGAAGAGTTAAAGAAGTTATTACCGAAAGTAGCATTTGTAGAGTTAGGATAAGTTCCACTAATTTCTACATAGTCACTTAACTTATCCATATTTGATATTGAATTTAATATGGCAAAATTAGTACCACTTGTATGTGGATAACAGCCCAAGAATAGATCTCCATTTATACCACCCTCATCAAAAGTGGGAGTTAGGCCAGCAACACGCTTAAACTCTGAAGCACCATATCGCTCCTCTAATTGCCACCCATACATTTCAAGGGGGGCCATTTGCTCTGCTGCGCCTAAGAATTTACACTGGGCTCTCATCGAATGCGTGTTCTTTGTCGCAGCATCAGTGCCTAGTCCTGGAAGCGTTAACTCAAAACGATACCACCCAGCGGAACCATCGGCTCCAGAAGCGGGTGTTATGTGGGCATCAGCCCCATTAGGAGTGGTGGTTAGCACCCCTACGGTCCCTAAAACGGCGCTGGGGGAACCAAACACAGAGTTCTCTTGATCATAATAAGAAATACCAACTGAATGATTTTTTGACCCTGTAGTATCTCTTAAATTAATAACAATAGAAGAAGTCGTTCCACTAGCGCCCACAGGCTGCTTTGCATAAAAGCTTAGAGTATGGTCTACATTGTGATGAAATTGGGTCCTGTACTCGGGAACTAAATGAAGAAGTTGTTTATTGTTTACAGCACTAACCAAAAAGGAGGAAGTTCCATAAAAAGGGCCTGTATTATCTCCTTGTAACTCAATAGAACTAATACCCCCCAAGGAAGAAGACCACATAACATTATTCCCTAATCTAAAATCTTGCTCTACGGGAGGCCCATCCGTATAAGCTAGTAGGTTTGGGTTTGTAGAACATTTAATCTTATTTAAATTATGTCCGTGAGAATGAGATCTTCCTTGCATCATCCTACCGCCCATTTTATGAGCTTGTCCTGAAGCTCCGTCAATACCTGTCATAGTATTGGGTTCTATCTGCGTATCATTTGGATTAGGTGTAGTTCCTGGATCTCGTTTAGGATCATAAGATGAGGTGGTTGTTGTAATGTTTTCGTTTTCTAAGGATACTGCGCGAATAACATTATCATACTTAACGGCTGAAACATACTTAGCGTATTCTGGTAAAGACGAAAAGAAAGATACTTGCGACCCAGTTTCTGGCTGCCATACATAATATGAAGATACATCGCCTGGATAGAAATGAGCGTTACTTCTAAAGGCATCAGAACTCTTACCAAAAGAAATAGCTTGTACAGTGAAGTTCGAAGAATCTCCTGGCCCTGTAGTAACATCTGCAACAGAGGAAGGTAAGGTTAACATATCACAAATCGTTTCTCCTGCACCATTTGTAATTAAATTATTTTCAGTGTGAAGCAACGTCTGCTCAGGGGTTCCAAAGTTTGAATAAATTTCTACTATGCCAATCATCCTAAAGTATCTATCCTCGTAAAGTTTTCATAATTTGCAGCTTTTGTGCCTAGGTGGGGATTATCGGGATTCATGGTGTAGTCTAATCTGCTTCCACCGCTTGCAGCGTGTATTGCAGAAGAGTCGTGCATGCGCCTAGTGTTGAACGCTGTCCCACCAATACCCTTACCTATCTTATTAAAGTACCTGAAAAGATGTAATAATTCTCTAGGTTCAACTGGAACAATACCAGCAGCACTTCTTGTGATATTTGTTCCAGGGTTTATTCCTGATACAGTAAGAACTCGATCTATCCCAGACTCAAGAGGGTAGTTAGCGGGTCTTTGTAAAGTCTTATTGATATCCATGTAGATATCTCCTGCATACTCCAACCCGCTATTGTCATATAGCCTAACCTTATTATAAATTTCAGAATTAAACGATTCATTATTTTCAGCATCTTTGAGCACTGTAAGTTTTTGGATGCTGGAAACACTCTTGTTAAACATGCTTAGTTGACCTGAAGTATCATAGACTTTTTTAGGTGAATTAGTTTCAAAGACAGCCGCTTCGTATCGGGCATCAGCAACACTTCCATTTCCTTCATATATAATAGCGGGAACTCTTCCTGGAAATGCTTGGAAATCTTCATCCCAAGTTCTTGTTCCTACGCCTTCTAAGATTGTTTCTTTTCTGGTAAATCCAACTAGATCGTCATTAAACCCATCTGATAGATCAGGGCGAGCGTTAAGCATATAGCCCCAGGTGTTTAATCTGCATGGACTATAAATTAAAGAATCTCTTAATGCCCTGTTCTCAGCATTTGTGCCTGTGTTTAAATTTTCAGGTAAACTAGAATCATATGTGTTATTGTATGCTTGTAAGGTGCAACGAATTCCTAGGTTTGGAGCGCCTCCAGAGTCTAATTCAAAGGCATCGTAGGGCATTGTCACTTCCATCCTAAACCATCGAATGGTGTTGTCGGATCCTGGGCTTGCTGGCTGGGAGACTTCTCTCAGTCGTGCGGCAGAAGCGTCTACTAAAGTGTGTCCGTTCGTTAAGATCGCGCTGGTAGCAGAGTTCTGCGGGTTTGCACTTTGTACAGGAGTAGGGAGGGCTAATACTAATCTAGTGTATGAATTTGCTGTTCCAATAGGAGAAATTGTTAAAATGGCAGAACTGGCATACCCCTCTCTTGTTCTCTTGATATTTTCATCATTAAATTGAGTGGTTGAAATTCCTTCTAGGCCACCTGCAACCCACAAGGAGAAAGTGTAATATTGATCATCAAGCAAATCCTCTTTTCTAATATCTCGATAAACTGACATTGGGGGGAAGGTAATTCCGTGCCCCTCGCCAATAAATTTTTCATTAAAAGAAGGGTCTTCGTGCCACATAAATCTTCTCGTATTATATTCAGGTATTCCCTGTCCCTGAGGCAGGGGTACATGATGCACATCTTGATTCACTAAATTCCAAATAGCTAATCCTGATGCTACAGTCCCCATAGGGTCCAATATTGTGGGTAATAAAGGATCTTCTCCTGGAGCCCACTCCCAATTTAAGTAATCATCGTAAGCATTCATCTCCTGTGCGATATCGCCAGTCTCAACGGCTGTGCATCTCAACCTTCTAGTAGTGAAATCAATCATCGTTGCAGCACCTGGAGACATCCCCCAAGGAAAGGGGATAGCATTAGGATCATCATAATATTCGAGCATGGGTGGGGAGCCAGCACCACCTGGGCCTGGAACATACTCACTAACAGATCCCATTGTGGCCCAAGAGAACCCTGTCCCCGTGCTGCCAGGGAGATCCTCAGAATCTGTGTATGTGAAGTATTCTTCAAGAGGGTGAATGCCTTGAGGGTTAGTAGGAGCCCAACTAGTAAGCCCTGCTGTGGAGTGTGGTTGATCGTCAGTCGTTTTATTTTGCTCATATGATGCATGTCCTGCGCGAGCCAACCCTAAAAGATTGAGCCCCATGCTTCGGTCAACTAACGAACGAGGAATTGGATGATTGCCTAAAACATCCCACTTCCAACAACCCAATCCAGGACCGTCCGCATTCGCATAAAAACCAATGCCTCCTTCCTCTTGCTGGGCAACTTTTTCTCTTATTCCCTGATTTGGGTATGGAGACCAATTATTAAACGATAAGAATCCTTTTCTTGAACTCCAGTAATCCCTAAGTAATTCTCTTTTCGCAGCCACTTTTGTTGCAAGAGATTGCTCATATAAAGAACCTTCTTCTAGATCAGTAGTATTAAATCCGAACCTGTTAGATGTCCATGTAGTATTACAAATACCGCAGAAAGGAATTTTACCATATGGCAACCCTCTAAAATAGAAATCGTGAGGAAAGTTAGAGTTAGGAGAATCCATGCTGCCAAATTTATGAATATAATTTGCAACTTTATTATTTCCATCTGTAATATCTCTAAAGATAACGCCAAAAATAGGAATTTTAGAATATAGTTTAGAAGTTGGATTAAAGGCACAGTCTAGCATCTCATAGTTGAGTGTCATTCCTGGAGATACTGCTCGGAATAAGTCAGTGATAAAGTACTCAACGCTAATGTCACGCACCCCTTCTACTGCGAAAGAGCCCCAAGTAGGCTCAGTCCCATCAGGAAGGACGAACTTCGTGTTAATTACAGGGTCTAACTGTTTAGTTACATCAGGTATCAAGCCATTGTATGGGATTGCTGCTGCGTCATTTAGGGTCTTGTCAACCACCTTTAACTTATCTAAAACAACATAGTCCCCCTCAGAGTTATTTTTTGGAAGAGGGAAGATCTCTACGATATAGTTTTGAGTTTTTCCTCCAAGATCAGCGATGGCTCTATGCAACTGTACGTTTCTACCATTGTAAATATCAGACTGACCTGCGGCATAATAAGTTGCATACTCTAAGGGCAACTTCGTTTTACTATTTTTAGTGTGGAAACTTATTTTTGCCTTTTGTACATGATCTTTATTGACATAGGATAAAACACTATTGTTTGATGTGTTCTGATTGCAGTTAGCATTTTGTCCTAAAGTTACTTCCTCACCCCCTGAGAATTGATGTGTATAATTATTTACAATGTTATTGATTCCTGCTGCACCGTTAATGACTGAAGAAACCTGGACCATCTCCCACTCACCCCTAGGAGTCCAAGCAAAGAATACTCTATCCCCCTTCGTGGTAATTTCGTTTTTAGTTCTTATTAAGATCCCCACAGAACCACCCCCAACATTTGATGAGTTTTCTCTAGACGTTACATAATCCAAGGTTAGTTCGAAGTCGTGTTCAGGAATAAGAATATTCTTCTGTTGAGGATCAATACCGCGCATGGTGAACTGGATTCTAGGCAACCCAGTCCCCCCGTTTTTTAGCATCACACATCTATTATTAATAAGATAATTATCATCACTCCGACTATCTGACTCTTGAGTCTCATCAAGATAATAAACACCTAGTTTATTATTGTTTACTAAGGATGTAGAAGTATCTATAAAGTTGATACTGCTTAATACGGAAGGACACCTGTACTCAGCGGCACCAAAGTAAGGACCTTTAGCATTGGTAGAGCTATCATACAAATCAATGTAGAACGTATCTCCATCCTGGTCTTCATTATTCCCTTCGGCGTAAAGATTCTGTAATTGAATATTGTAAAATTCGTTGGCTTTTCTGGACACTAACTGAGAACTTACGTCCACCCCAGAAGCCTCAATAGAGAAGTTAGCATTATGATAGATTGGTCCATATACATGGGATAGAATAGTAGGTCCCCCCTCTTCAACATCGTGAATAGAGCTTTCAGGTAATGAACTTGCCACAGGAGAGGTTAGGAAATACTGATTATAATAATTATAAATTGAGTGAAGGCCATCTCTTCTGGAAGTGGTAGTTCCTCTAATATCTAATACGGGAGAAGTAAATTTTTCAAACCCATCGTCTTCAATCTTATTGGCTAAAGAATCTTCTAGGTTCATCCAATACGAAGAAGCTTCTAGTAATCTTGAGTTATAATCTACAATTTCTTTAGCTATTGCTTTTTTCTTCTTTTCGTTAAAGGCAAAGAACAAAGCGGCCTCTTGCGAGAGTTGATCTCTTCTAACAAACTGATCACATGCGCTGAAAGATAAGGAACCGTTTCCTCGAACTGCAAAAGAATTACTTACGTCTACACCAAAGTAAGAATTAGAGTTGTTTGTAATGGAGCAATCTCTAGAGTATACTGATGATAAATTCGATGCCGTAGGGGGAGCAAAACTTACGGAAGAGGGGATATATCCTAAATTTGAAAAATTTAAAATAGAACTTGTATTATTGTAAAAGGAAGGCATGTTTCTACCATCTCTTCCATACCAGCGATTAGATGCTAAGGTATTGTAAAAGTCGCGCCTTCTTAAGGAACGTCTTGGAATAGCACTTGCCGCAGGAACTACTTCATGTGTATTTACAACAGAGTTAGAAATATTATTAGAATACCTAGCTTGATTTCTTTTGAAGACTGGGAGAAGATTGTGGTTTACCGTACTTCTCGAATCGTCATATCCAAAATCTTGACCCACGGAGTCATCCGCACCTCGGATGTAAGTACCACACACTTCATAGTTAGATAGTCCAGTTGAGGAGGCGGGAATATCTTCCACAGGCCACATTATTGTAGGACATGCGAAATCAATTCCACTAGGCTGCTCAACCGCAGACAGACTAACTCTAGTTCTTGGAACTGCTTTCGCAGGGCTAAACTCATCCACGATGTCTAAGGAGTCTAAAATCTCACCGACTGTATAAAGAGAAGATGAGTCACCAAAGAAGGTTCCCGAAAAATGCCCAGCACACACAGAAAAATCATATGTAGATGATTTACCATTCCATAAAGATAAATAGCTATACTGATCGCTTCTGTAATTATCTAGAATGTCTTTGTAGTTGGGTGGTTGCTCTTGTGATGATGTAAAGAATACAAAGGAATTACCAATATATAAATCATTTCCGATATTAGCTGAAAGGGTGTACGAGTTTGTATAACTTACAAAAGAATCCTGCATTGATTGCGAAACACAGAAAAAGCTCAGTTGTTTCTTCAGGAAGTTTAATAGATCCTCAGTGACTACACAGTTTTTATAGAATTTCTCTTCTTCCCATGGGGGGATAGGAAAGTCCCTCCCTCTAAATCTAAATGAAAATGCGGGATCCCCAAGGATTGCTATTCGTTTAGATTGCTCATTAGCGAAAGTTCCTGTAAAATATTGGTTGCCTACTTGCGTAACTGGTCCGAAGTAAGCATCACCACTATCTAAAATGTTAACCCTGAAGGGCTCGTTACGGACAAAGAATAAGTAAGGGTATCTTTGTACAGCTTTTTTAAGTATAGAATCAACAGCAGCCCGAATATTTACATCTCTTCGTGAGGAATCATAAATGTCAATGCCTAAACTAGCTGCTTTTGCTTCATCATAGGTTGCCTCATTAAATATATCGGTATCAGTTTTTAAGATGTAATATAATAAATTAGGAATATATGATTCGTATAGCTCTGTTATAGCAGAGCTTGTATCAATAGGGTTATTAACAATAACCGTATTCATAGCATCAACTAATCCACGCTTCGTACCTTTTTTCTTATATAAAGAAATAGCACTTTTTATCTGATGTCTCCAGGAATCTTCATCATTACCACGGAGCCTCCAACCAATCAAGTTAGATAGGTAGGGTAAAAACTCTTTCGGACACTCAGAGATAGATGTTAGTAGCTCTAAATTTTCTACCTGACTATCTATATCTCTGAATAAATACGAAATGGCTCGATAAAATTTGTTTAATGGTCCCGCCACCTCGGTAGTAGCAAGAAACGTAGAGCCCCCTAAATGAGTCTCGATTGCATTTTTAACGGTTACGTCTTCTCTGTCAATATGTAAAGGAGAGTAAATAACATCAATAAAAGTGTGTAACTTATCTAAATTTTGTAATGCACTCGTATAAGTGCCGTAACCAGCCTGGAACATACTGGGTACGATCTCAGGATCTACTGAACTCAGGCTGGGGTAGTTAAGAAAAAGAAAAGTTTGGAAATCCTTAATACCATCATTGATACTATATTTCTTACCCTTATACAAGGTGTCCATCATAGACTCAAGGACAATTGAAGAGGGTTGATACGAAGTGGAACTTGTATTTAAAAAGTATAGCCACCCAAGATTGTTTACAAGATACTCATGTGTAGTGGCTGCTGTTGGCGCAAAAACACTAGACGTATTAGTGGCTAAATCGTTAGAGTTTAACTTAAGCTTAGGTAGTAACTCAGTTCGAAGATAAGTTCTAAACTTAGAAGCAGTAGGAAAATCACTCAGCTTAACCCCTAAAGGAGTAAGGATCTTCTTAGTAAATTTGTTTATATCTAAATCGGTAAGCTTGTTCTGCTTAATAAAGTATCTAGAAAACCCAGTGGGCGTATTAATATCACTCACGGTTAAAGAGCCGCCAATGGCACTCACATTCAATACAGAGGTTATGTTATTAAGTGCTCGTAAATGGCTGTTAATTACAAGATCAGTAAACTTTATCTGATCTCCATCAACTGCTGCGTCTTCGTTTAGATACAAATCAGGTGTAATAATTTTTACAGCATCAACGAAGTTAAGTTTTGAAAATTTTCTAGCCATTTATATGTAACTAATGTTTATTGTAAGGTTATTTAATGCGATTACTTCATTAAAGTCTACTGAAATGTTATCGGAAACATTATCTATGGTTGAATACCGAACCTCAGACAGATCAAAAAGTTTTCTGTTCAACTCCTGAGGAACAAATTTCCCGCCAAAACCAAAACGTGAGTATGAGAAGAATGAGTTTACTATGCTTGACATCTTACCTTTAATAACATCCTCTAAGTTTTGTAAAGATGAATCAACATATGCAGTAACAACAAGATCCAAGGTTCTTATTAGGCCATCAACGATAACCAGTTGATCTGTCAACATCTTCTTGTCTTCCATTGCTGCTAGTAAATTTGTCTTGTAGTCTACGGTGGCTTTTTGTAGCTGGGAATCAGTTGCTTTTTGAAGAACAAATACGTCTACTACATTAGCTGAAGAGTATGCTTTTCGTGTGGAGGCAGTTCCGATTGCAATGCCACCATTAGGACTAACATATCTTGAAATAAATGATTTGTAATCTTCTAATGTCACCAAACGATCTTGTTGTTTGAAAACTAATGGGGCGTTTGCTTTTGCGTCATCAACAGTTTCGGCATCCACACCCCCTGTAAGAACAGAGGTGTTACTTATGGTTCCAGTTCCTTGAGAGGTGGTAACTGAGTTTGATAGAGCATTGCCTAAAATATTACCTCTAGCTCCACCCCCAACACGGTAAACAACTCTGTAGGCTGATGAGTTAGGAGGCGAAGCACCTAGATTTCCATCCCCAAACTTGAGTGTTGCATTGTAAAGTTCATCATACACCACTTCAAAAATTTTATCTGTTGACCCTGATGCGCTGAATAAATTATCAACCTGCTTGTATGTCCCAGAAA